GGTTATGTTGAAGGTATTTCTAACTTAATTATTGAAAAACTTAATGGAATGGACATTTACAAAAGACCTATTCACTGTAGTGACGCCAAAAGAGAGATTATGCATATTAAAGATAATGATGTATGGGCAAAAGACAGTGAAAACAATGATAAGCTGCGCTTGGCAATCAAGTATATTACCAAGAAGAATAGCGATATGATCGGTGATTGGGCTGCCAAGCATCCGGGTGTGCATAATAGTGAACACCGTTTAAATGATAAATTCCAGGAAATAATTATGGAGGCCATGGGCGGTAAAAAGAATGATACAATGAAAGAAGGCGAAGCAAAAATCATTAAAAAAATATGTAAGATGGTGTTGATTGATAAGCATAGCGGAATGTAAGAATATGTAGAATTATTTTTCTAATCGGAAAATAATTCTACGCTAGAATTCTACGCTAGTATTCTACGCTATAAAACTATATTTTGATATTATAAATGAAGTTAAAATATCAAAAGTATTGCATTATTTGTATTATTCTCGGTATAAATCTAATACTATCTACTACCTTTATTATTTATGAAAATTATTGGTATGCTTATTTATTCATATTGGCATTAGCCTCGTGTCTGAATTCTTTCAGTTGTTTGTTTAATATTGGGCACATGTTAATACTCGGAGATGTATTAGCAAATAAGAATCGCCTTGTTGCAAAAAATTATATATACATTGTGCCATGTTATAACGAAACCAAAGAAGAATTAATTAAATCATTGAACTCTTTAGTCTTGCAGCGAGAAGTCAAGAGAGATAACCGAACATTTTTGATAATTTGCGACGGAACAAGTGTCAATAATAATAACATTTGCGACAAAGTCTTGAAAGAAATACTACTACTGAATAACGTAAAAGGTGAATGCTACAATTATCCAACATGGGATCACAAAGAAAATGTAGTAGAGGTCTATAAAGCCTATTATTCTTATTCAGGCGAAACTTTACCGGTAATCTTACTTATTAAAATGGAAAATTATGGCAAGAGAGATTCATTAGTCTTGGCGCGGCAACTCTGCTATAAATATAATCAGTCTTTATTGACTGACATACAAGTGCAAAGCAACGACGCTTTAACTGTTGCAATGCTGAATAATCTGAACTTTATTTACGAGGGTAGAGAGATTCATTATATGATTGGCATAGACGCAGACACGGTTTTTGATTATAATTGTTCATATGAACTGATCCAGGGTATTCAAGAATCGGACGATATACATGGTTGTGTCGGTTATGTCGATATAGCGCCGGAGTCGGCATTCTTCTCCTCGCCTTTTATCCTGTATCAATATGCGGAATACATGTTTGCTCAATGCTTGCGGCGACATGCCCAGAGTCGTATCACAAAAAAAGTGAATTGTCTATCGGGTTGTGTGCAAATATTGCGTGTTAGTAAAGAAACCTGTGGTGAAGAAATCTTAGCGCGTTTTAATTATCTACCGGCGGCGGAAGAATCGATTTTCAATCATATCAGGTCTTATGCGAGCGAAGACCGGAATCATGTCTGCCACATGTTGTCGATGCATCCGCACGTGAAAACAACGCAAAATTTGAAAGCTATTGCCTATACTTCAGTGCCGACCAATTGGCAAGTATTTTTGTCGCAGAGACGGCGCTGGAGTCTCGGGTCAAATACGAATGATATGCTTTTAACCTATTTGCCGGGTATAGTTACAGTCGAGCGAATATCGGCTTTTATTAATGTCTGCACTTACTGTGCTTCGCCTTTTGTTTTCATTGCGACGGTTCTCTTTTTGAAAACTATTTTTACCGAAGCCACTATGCTAATGCTCTATTTAAGTATGGTCATTTTATTCCCGCTGTTTTATGGGCTCATTATGGTGCCGGCCTTTATTCGCCCATTGTCTTTTCGGCATACTTTATACTACCATCTCTCTTATCTCTTTTTTTATTTTACGGGTAGCTTGGTAAATTTAGTTATATTTTTCTATTCCATTTTCTGTATGGATGTGATCAAATGGGGTAAAACACGGCAGATTAAAATGACCGTAAACGATGTCACCGAAGCTGACACAGAGACGGATGGATATGTTTATGATGATTATATTTACGATGATATAGTGCATGCTCCGGTGCCAGTGCAGGAGCCGGTGCAAATTAAAAAAGAAGACATAAAACATTATGATGTAAGTGACTATGATATTGTTGTATATGTGTAATATATATGTATAAAGTCGGTATTTGTGGTGTAGGTTTTGTCGGTAATGCCATTCTACAGTTTTTAACAAAGGTGTCGGGTATAGAAGTTTTCGCGTATGATAAGTATAAGAGTATAAATGATTTTTCACAATTATTGTATACTGATCTCCTCTTTATTTGTTTACCCACGCCTTATAGCACACATCTGAAAACATATTATTTAAAGGAAATCAATATAGTATTAGAAGCGCTGGCCATAAGCCAATATAAAGGTGTTATTCTAATCAAATCTACTGTTTTACCTGATTATTGCACGAAAATAAATGACCTGTATCCGGAGTTACTTATTGTGCACAATCCCGAGTTTTTATCAGCGCGGACGGCAGTAAGCGATTTCGCTACGCAGAAACATATTGTCATGGGCTTCACAAAGCAATCCGAGAGAAAAGCCGATTTTGTTAAAGACTTTTACCTAGGACTATTCCCCCAGGCATCAATTTCTATTACGGCGAGTGAGAGTTCGGCTTTGATGAAATTAAGCTGTAATAGTTTTTATGCCACGAAAATACAATTTTTTACCGAACTTTATTTACTCTGTGATCAAATGAAAATTTCTTACGATGAGGTGAAAGATCTCATGTTAAAAAACGAATGGATTAGCCCACACCATACGAATGTGCCTGGGCCTGATGACCGTATTTCTTTTGGCGGCGACTGTTTTCCGAAAGATATTTCGGCCTTGTCAGCCTATATGGAGATGCAAGATATACCGAATATGGTAATTAAAGCGGCGATTACGGAACGGAATGAAATGCGTGATGACTAATGGCGGCGATGGCGGCGGCTTTTCTTCGTTTTCCTGGTTTTAATCTTTTTACCACGTGTTTTTCTGCTACCACCTACTTCAAAAATAGTTAAATTAGGATTAACACTAACTTTTTTTTCTAATTTTGGCGATTCGGGTGGGGTTATTAATGGATTTGAAAATTTAGTATTAGGTCTTTCAAAATGTTTTCTTATTAATACTTGATGTTTATCAGAGAAAATACCTTTACCATGATCTTCTATTACAATTCCTCCAACTGGTGTATATCCTAAATCTATTATTTCATTTACAACTCTCATAAAAAACCCAGTCTTTTCAGTATAATGAGTAAATATATAATAGTTCGGTTTATTATCTCTTATATATGATAAAATATCATTAATATATTTAGTATCTTTATTTTCTATTTCAATTTGTCTTACAGTTTTTGGTCTTTCATTTAAAGTAGCCATTTTCTATATAAATACTTTTTATAAAAAATACGTTTCTACAATGTTCGTAAACGAGATCTTCTTTTTCACCTTCTCTACATCAATCGCCTTTTTATAATAGTCAGGATTATTACAAATCGATGTTAATAATTGCATATCCTTTTGTAGATTTCCCGACAAATGTAAGACCGACTCGGAAAAATACGCATCGATGTTTTGGCAGCCGATATAAATCGGTGTCGTTTGACAAACTAATGCATCCATAATCTTCTCGCTAAAATAATGCGGCGACTGAACGTTCTCAATAGCAATATGAAACTGATAATCTAAATAAGGTTCTTTTGTTTGGAATTCTCCTTTTAACCTGGTGTCTTTAATATGAGCATAATATTTGCAGCCATTACCGTAAATGTCAATCGGTAGATTCGTCGATAAAATGGCTTGGCACAAAATATGCCGGTATTTATGCCCAGTTGTATGGGCTTTTTTTGATATCATCAGAGAGATAGTTTTTGTTTTCACGGGTAATTCAGTTAGTGGTGTTGTGTGCCACATGTAAGCAAAATGCTCGACAAAAGGCGGTGAGGGTAAATTCCTCTTTTCGCCGAGTAAATAGGTGCCGATATGTTTCTTCGCATAGGCTTCAAATGGTTGGTTTAAATTCAAAAATTCAAGCGGTTCAAAGGCTAGACCGATCACTTTTTCTTTGGGAATAGTTAGCGCCGGCATAGCCGTATTGAGAATAATAGCGTGGGTATAATCGTCGCCCAAAGTGAATTTATACTGGGTGTTAAAGAGCGGATCTTTTGCTAATTCGGAGACCCGAGTATAAGCTTCGATGGCGCCTTCATTTGTGCCAAAACTAGAAAAAAATTTAATGATTATCATTTTTATAACAGATAATCATTAAATTGTATTTATATACTTTTATGATGATGATGGTGATGTCCGCGATTCATACCATAAATGTGCATGATATAAAGCGGCTACTGCGCCTAAAACGACTAATGTCAAAGCAACCGCAATAGATAGTTTCCGTTTCATAATTAACTCATAGCCGACATAAATGAAAAAAAGTCCCATTAAAATATGGGATGACCAAATGATTTCAGTTGATACTCCAAAATGATATTCGTTATTTTTTTCCCTTTTTTTTTTTTCAGTTGTTGTTGCCATTTTATATATTGTGTATATATTAATGTTTTTTTTCTTTATTTCTTGTAGCCATCTTCCGATCACTCACCATTTTTTCATCATTAGCTAGTTTTTCTCCATATTCTTCACTATCTTGCCACTCTTCTTGGCACCAACTGCACCAGGTTTTTTTTGACGATTCATAGTATTTAATATCGCTTGATTTTTTGCCTTCCATGCAATGACTGCATCTTTTAGTAAAGCATGAAATGCTACATGTGTTCTTGTTCTTGCCTTCGCGTAATTCGTTCGATTTGATGTTTCCCATTGTGTGTTTGATGCTTATTATATTTTTCGAAAACTTATTTCAATTTTTCGTGATTACCATACGATTATGCATTCACTTTCAATTTGTTATGAAGTTTTAAATACTAATCCCTCTGTCGTCTCGGCAAAATCCTGTAAAAATTTGTCTCCTAATTCGCGCGCGCCTTCTAGGCAAATATTTAAATATTTAGGTCGGATAGGTAGTTCTTCTGCCGCCTTTTTTGTTAGAGTGTATTTGGCTTGCGGGTAAAAACAAATAACTTGATCAGCGGGATTTAAGTCTATGTGTTTCTTATAATCGAAAAAAATGCGTTTATGGTCTAACCATTTGGGCTGATAATTTTTCTCGCGCTCTAGTAATTTCGCCATTTCTTCGGCGCTCCGGAGTTTAATGAGTATACCATTGCATTTTATCTTAGTGTCTTTTGTATCTTTTACTCCTAGTACTTTATATTTACCGTCTTGTGAACTGACATTAAATAACCGCTTTAAACCGGTGACCATGACTGGCCATACTTGTCGTTTACTAATCTCTCTGGTATTCTCTTTCATATTGATGAGAGATCCATAGCCAAAGATATAAATGGACATATATTATATATATAAATATTATTACAAATGACGAAAATAACTTATTGGGATTTAATCACTAATCGAAATAAATACAGCATCGAGGAATTAGAAGCCAATCTGCAGCACTTGGAAGTCAAACATATCTTACAAACGCAAACGCTGACGGCAGATTTTTGTGTCAAGTATGTTTTAAACGAAGATTATGCTTCTTGTCAAGAAGACTTGTATTTGCTCGATATCGGCTATGTTTTATATCATCAGAAGCATTTGACGAGAGAGATGATGGAAGAAAAAATTAAGGAATTGGAGGCAGCAAGCGGATGCAGTCGAAGCAGATAAATGAGCGAATTTACATATAGACTTATTACATATAGACTTATTACATATAGACTTATTACATATACATATTCTTCCACGCCCCATTATCCACCTCTTTTTTTATGAGTTTATCAACAATTTCCGGTGTGACTGTCATCGGGAATTCGACTTTAATAGACATTTCCTTTTCAAAGATATTGGTATCCGGCTTCATCAAGCGGTAGAGATTCAACTTGGTATGGATAATCTCTAAACAGCGCTTCAAGGTTCGGACACCATCTTCCTTATCGGTATAGTTATCAATGATATAATGCATCGTCGCTTCTGCAATGATTATATCTTCCGTCTTGAATTTCACCTGTTCACAGATTTTCGGCATTAAATAGCTATTGGCAATCGTCGTTTTCTGGGCTTGGTCATAACCTTTCGTCTGAATTTTATACATACGATCGAGTAAGATACGATTGACTTTGCTCTCGTCATTATAGCTGAAGATAAAGAGACACCGACTCAGATCGAAATCGATTTCCGAGAAATAGCGGTCGTGAAACTGACTGTTCTGGGAGGTATCGGTCAAATGCGTTAAGATACCGGCAATTTCTTCACCTTTGGGTGTATCACTGATTTTATCTAACTCGTCGAAATAAATGACGGGATTCATGCTCTTGCATTTAATCAGCAGGTCGACAATTTTACCCCAGGTGGAGCCTTCATAAGTATACGAGTGCCCTTCCAAGAAACTACTATCCGTCGCACCGCCGAGCGCAATGAAGGCAAAATCGCGGCCGAGAATTTTGCTAATACCTTCTTTCACTAGGGTGGTTTTACCCGTGCCCATAGGCCCTTTTATCGCAATAGCTGTGCCAATGGCTCCGGGGTTGACAATCCATTGACCGACCATTTGCATGATTTGTAGCTTGGCATCGTTTAAACCGTAGACGGCTTGGTCGAGTATTTGTTTGGCATTATCCATAAACGCGTGGCATTTTTCTACACCATCATCGAGCGTAATAGGTAAGTTTCGATACTTGCCAAAGGGGATTTGCATGAATGTATCGACCCAATTCTTCATCTTGTAATATTCACCGCCACCCGGTTCCATATGGCGTAAGGTGGTTATTTTCCTATACGCACTGGCTTTATAGTTGACGGGAATATCGGCTTCAAGAAGTGTTAAACGATAGGGCTTATCGGTATAAGTGCTCTTGTGAATAAGCTCGATCTGTTCTAGGACGGATTTTTGCTCTTCAATAGACATTTTCTCGTTGAAATATTTCAGATCGTTCATGGCGTCTTTTTCCCTTAAAAGGGATTTGAGTTTGTGAGTATTTTTGGTCTTCTCTTTCTTCGATTCCTTTTCTTTGGTTTTCATATATTGTTTTTCTTCGCCCTTGAGACGGTTTAATAACCCTTTTACAATAGAGGAAGAGCGCTCTTCTTCGGATAAACCGCTGAACATGTCTTTCATTTTTTTCAAGGCGGCAGCTTCATCTGTAACAATATCCGATTGTTTTACATTTTTTTTCTTTCCCCTTTTAATTGTAATTTCTTTTTCTTTCTCTTCTTCGCTAACAGTGTCTCCTTCGCTAGTGTCTCCTGCGGTGTCTGTTTCAGTAGTGTCTCCTGCACTTTCCGTGTCTGTTTCACCCTCTTCATCTGTATAATCATCTTCATCATACAAAGCTTCTCTCGGCGATTTATATTGTTGGCCGAGCGAATCATCAATGACAAAGGAGATATTGAAATTGGTCGGGGTTTTGTTTTTTTCACCAAATTCTTTTGCTTCCATCATCTCCTCCATCTCACTATCTTCGTCTTCCGAAATAATGTTGCGACACGCTTTCTTTTTTTTAGGCGCCGGAGGGCATGTTTTATTCGATGATTTTTTGTGTTTTATTAGATCTGCGGGAACAAGCATAGCACCGGCAGATCCTCCACCAAATGCATTACTTGAGACCTTGTCTTTCATATACTTGGATGGAAACAAGCCACACAGGAACTTTTGATATTCCTTTTCGGCCAATTGATCCTCATCCTCTTCTCCATCTGAGCAAATGAAATCAGTATCGGTATCTTCGTCATCATCATCTTCTAAGTCGGTTTCGGTCTCTGTGTAATCTGATTCCACTACATAATCGGCATCATCGTCACTATCATCTTCATCCGATGACATATTTTTCTTATAGCTACGATCAGTTTCTTTCTTTGTCGTCGTCTTCTTCTTATTGGCCTTTGTTACAGGCTCAGTAACGACTTTCTTGGCGGCGGCACGGGTATTGTATTTCTTATCAGAAGTAGTAGCCATTTTGATTGATTGTATATACTAAATTTATTCGGATGAACTTGATTTCAATTTTTTCTTAAATTCATAAATGTATAATGCCTGCATGTTCCAATAAATCACGCATTCGATCCCAACCTTTTACCAACAATAATAAGAATAAACGCGCGACTAAAGAGAGATAGAGTAATACTTGTTCATCATCATCATGAGACGGACCGGCCGGAGGAGTCCATTTTTGGTCGGCCAATTCGTATAATAAAGTAGAAACATTACTTTGTGATAAAAAGTGTGGTAAAACTTTGCCACAAAACCATGTTACATATTCTTCTTCAGATTCTGTTTCAAAAAAGTCGATAGTTGAATATACCTTACTTAAAAATTGGGTAGTATCAGACGGAATGAGTGGTTCACCTTTTGATAAACGCTCCAAATTACGCATTAAGGGATCGGAAAAATCTTGAAATAACCTGAGTGGATGACCTTTATAACTATGATGTGTTAATCTCTCATAGTTGATATAAGGTTCAGCATGATAACCCCATATTTCCGAAATAACCTGGTATTTTTTTATGTAATCGGACGATAATAGTCCGGAACCTTGTATTCCTCTCTTATTTGTATACTGTGGCATATTTCTGGTGGGGTCACTCAGATATTTAATCCATTGTATTAATTTATCCCATGTTTTTTTATTAGGATGAAAACGCATGGTCACCGTGCCTTTAATATGGGTAATTTTTTCTAATAAACTATCTGCTTTTGTATCGGAAGATGATGACTTTTCTTTCGCTTTTGGCGAAGAGCCACCTTTAATCTTTCTATATTTCATTATCCTTTTTTTCAATTTATGCCTCATTGTTTTTCGTCTTGCATAACGCGTCCGCCGCCTGGTCACCATTAATATTAAGGGAGAGAAGAAAATTATAATCTATTGTGAAAAAATTGAATTAAACATATCTAATTAATGTTATGTTAATATAAGAGACATCATGGCTTCAACACGAAACAAAAACTCTATGCAAAAGCAGAATGCGACGCGAATCATTGGTATTCAATTCAGTATTCTGTCGCCGGATGAAATTCGCAAAGGCTCTGTCGCTGAAATTACCAATCGTGAAGCTTATGTGAATAACAAGCCTGTTATTAATGGTTTATTTGACCCGCGGATGGGCGTGTTAGAACCTGGCTTGATTTGTCCGACCGATGGCTTAGATTATATGCAAACACCGGGTTATTTTGGGCATATTGAATTGGCGCGACCTTTATTCTACATTCAATATCTGAATACCATCATTAAAATCGCCCGCTGTATTTGTGTGAAATGCAGTAAATTATTGGTTAGCAAACAGAAATACAAGCATTTGCTCAATATGTCAGCCGAAGATCGATGGGAAACGGTTTTCGCAAATGCGAGCAAGATTAAACGCTGTGGTGAAGATACTGACGACGGTTGTGGTTGCAAACAGCCCAGCAAAATTAAGAAAGAAGGTTTAGCTACCTTGATCGCCGAGTGGGAAAACGTCGAAGGAGTCACAGGCGGCGGTGAAGACAACGAGAAAATGGTGATGACCTTAACACCTGAAATATTACTAAAGTGTTTTCGGCGTATATCGGACGATGATGTGACGTTTATGGGATTCAGTCCGATTTGGTCGCGCCCGGATTGGATGATTTGTCAAGTGTTGGCGATTCCACCACCGGCGGTTCGTCCATCCGTAAAACACGACTCGCAGCAACGAAGTGAAGATGACATCACGCATATTATCGTGAATATACTAAAGGCGAATAAAACATTACAGGAAAAAATACAAGCGAATGCGTCGACCAATGTGATCAATGATTGGACGACTGTTGTGCAGTATTATGTCGCCACTTTAGTCGATAATAAGATACCCGGTGTCGCGGCTGTGGTACAGCGCTCGGGTCGGCCTTTGAAATCTATTAAAGAGCGCTTGGTCGGCAAGCACGGGCGTGTCAGAGGCAACTTGATGGGCAAACGTGTAGATTACAGTGGTCGTTCCGTTATTACACCTGATCCGAATTTATCCGCCCGAGAATTAGGCGTGCCTTTGAAGATGGCGAAGAATTTGACAAAACCGAGTGTGGTGAATGCTCGGAATATCAAGTTCCTGGAAAAGTTGGTGCGCAATGGACCCGATGTGCATCCGGGTGCGAAGATTCTAGAAAAGAAGAACGGTGATAATATATCTTTGCGGTATATTGACCGGGAATCTATTAAGCTGGAAATAGGGGACATTGTGCACAGGCATATGATGGACGGCGATTGTATTCTCTTTAATCGTCAACCGACTTTGCACAGAATGTCAATGATGGGGCATATCGTGAGGATAATGCCGATAGGCGACACATTTAGGATGAATGTTAGTTGCACAAAGCCCTACAATGCCGACTTCGATAAACTTAATCTCTGTCGAAAACAGGAGGCGTGAAAAGCGTGAAACCTCCTAGTCATAAAATTGATTCAAATAAACAACTTAAAAAGAAATTATCTATATAATATAAAATGGAACCATCAAAACAAATCAAACTGTCAAACGATATATTAGACGACCCAACTGAACGATATTGCGAAATATATAAAATAACTAATCTTACTACTGGTAAGGTATATGTAGGACAAGCTGTCTCGCATATATTAAATCATAAAAGATATAGACCATATGGATATGAAGGACGATTTAGATGTCATGTATCAGAAGCTTTCTCTACCAAGAAAAATCAATCACATTATTTGAATAACGCTATACGAAAATATGGTGTTGCAGATTTTGTAGTTGATTTGATTGAGTATTGTGAAATAGATGAAGCGAATGATAAGGAAATACACTACATTAAACATTATAACAGTTTATTTCCAAGTGGATACAACCTGAAAAATGGTGGTAGTGTATTTACTCACAGTGACGAAAGTAAAAAACGTGTCTCAAATGGTGTAATAAGTTATTTTAAGGATAAAAAAAGTCAAAGATTTAAAGATATTGAGGTCATAGATGATGACATTGAAAAATATATTAAACCTTTGATCCGAAATAAAACGCAATACGGTTGGTATGTCTATATAGAAAGAAAAAAGGCAGATTTTGGTGGTGTTCATATTTCCTTAGAAGAGAGCAAAGAAAGTGCTAGGGAATTTATTATAGATTTAAAGAATCAATTGTTGGCGAAACATCTTGCAGCGGGAAACCCCTTAGAGCCCTAACTACCACCTTTTATGAGAAATTGTAAAAGGGAACACGGTTAATAGCCGTAC